AAATAAGTCGTATATTGACGAATAGAGGAATTGATAAAAAAGAACTTAAACAATTATTAAAATGACAAAAGAATTATACAATATGTTTATGACATCTGCAGAAGCAGATAAAGCTAAAGCATTGCTATCACTAGATTTATTAGGTAATAAAGGAGTTGGTATTGGTGACCATTCAACCGGAGATTTTTATAAGAATGCTGAGGAAGCACTTATAATGTTAGTTGATGCCGATGACAGAATTACTTGTCTAAATTTGTATTATAGTAAATTTGGAGGAGTTAAATCAAAACCACAAATAAATGGGTAGTTCAATTGGTAAATACGAAGAAATTATGAGTGACCGAGAAATTCTGGATTCTGCAGACTACAAAAAATTAAAAATTTATATGAGCGATAGAGAAATTATGGATGCAAAAAATCCACCGAATCAAGGACTATTAGCAGTAGTAGCATTTGAGAAAGAATACCCACAGCTAAGTGATGAATTTATCAAAATCCAACAAGAAATGTATGTAATGTTCGCAGCCAAACATATGGATTATGGTTTAAATAATATAACTTTAGGTGGTGATCTAAACAACCCAGAGGATAAAAAATTCTCACTAACAGGGTTATGTATTAGATTAACTGATAAAATTTCACGTTTAAAAAACTTACTGGTTAATGGTAGGAATTTTGTTGAGGGTGAGGGTATGGAAGATACCTTCATAGATATAGCAAATTATGGAATCATCAGTTTATTAGTAGGTAGAGGTAAGTGGAAAAAAGGATAAAAAAATAGGTTATGGCTAAGAAGTTACCAAGTATTGTAAAGGAAATAAGAAATAATCCACCTTCACCAGTGAATTATGCTTATCAAAAGAATATATCATATTCCCAAATGTCTATTTATAGAGGTTGTCAACATCGTTGGAAACTTCAATATAAGGATAAGGTAAAAAGATTTACATCTTCGATCCATACAGTATTTGGAACTGCTGTCCATGAAGCAATGCAACATTATTTAGATGTGGCATATGAAAAGTCTTTTGCAGCCGCTGATAGAGAAATTGATATACAAGAATACTTCCAAGAAGCTTATATAAATGAATATCAAACTCAATATAAAAGGAATAATGATTCTCATTTTTCTTCTGCTGTTGAAATGAGAGAGTTTTTTGAGGATGGAATTGCTATTTTAGAATGGTTTAAGAAAAAACGTAGTAGGTATTTTAGTAAAAAGGGTACATATTTAGTAGGTTGTGAAATACCTATTGTAGTAGCACCAAATAAAATGTTAAATAATGTGTTATACATGGGGTATCTTGATGTTGTAACATATCACGAAGCAACTGAGACATTTAAGATAATCGACATAAAAACAAGTACTAGTGGCTGGAATGATTATGCTAAAAAAGATGAAAATAAACAATTCCAACTGTTACTTTATAAACAATATTTTTCAGAACAGTATGGGATACCTTTAGATAAGATTGAAATTGAATTTTTTATTCTTAAAAGAAAAGTATTAGATCCTGATGATGAAAAGCTTATGTCACCATATCAAGCTTATAGAGTACAACAATTTACACCACCTAGTGGTAAAATTAAATTAGGTAGAGCAAAAACCGCCATTAATGATTTTATTAGTGAGTGTTTTAACTCTAGTGGGAAAATAAAAGAAAAAGATTACCCAAAACAAGCTTCAAAATGGAATTGTAATTTCTGTCCCTATAAAGAGGATAAAGAACATTGTGGTGAAGGTATTATATACTAAAATAATATATACGTATACTTATAAATAAACGTTATTAAAAACAAAAACTATGGCAGATGCTAAAAAAATGACACTAACTAGTGTTAAAGTAAAAAGTGAATTATTTGAAAATTTTAAAATAGAATGTGTAAGGAGGAAATTTAGTTTCCAAAAACTTGCGGATCGTGCTCTATTTTTGTATCTTACAGATGAAGATTTTAGAAAACAAATTTCAAACCAAACAAATATTGAACTATAAATTTTAAGTAAATGAATAAAAGTTTTAAACATATCCCTAAAGAACAGAGGAAAAAGATAATGTTAGTATGTGATGATATTAGAGTACATTCCGGTGTAGCAACAGTTGCAAAGGAAATTGTAATACACACAGCACACCACTTTAATTGGGTAAATGTAGCAGGAGCTATACAACATCCTGAAAAAGGTAAAGTATTAGATATATCGTCTGCTACAAATGTAGAAGCAAAAATAGAAGATTCTTCTGTAAAACTATATTGCGTAGATGGATATGCTCAGTCAGCTGAATTGCAGCAAATTTTAAATACTGAAAAACCAGATGCTGTAATGCTAATTACAGACCCTAGGTATTTTAAACATATTTTTAATATGGAAGATACTATCAGAAAACAATGTCCTTTAGTATATTTAAATATTTGGGATGATTATCCTGCCCCAATGTATAATAAACCCTACTATGAAGCTTGTGATTTGTTAATGGGTATTTCAAAACAAACAGTTAATATTAATAAATTAGTATTAGCAGACTGTGATAATAGCAAGAGAGTATTTAAATATGTTCCTCATGGTTTAAATCATAAAGAATTTTACCCAATAGGTAAAGACCATAGTGAATATGAACCTCTACAACAGTTTAGGACTAATCTTGTAGGTGAAAATATAGACTACGTAATGTTCTTTAACTCTAGAAACATTCGTAGAAAACAAATACCAGATGCAATGTTGGCTTTTAGATCATTTCTAGATTCTCTACCAAAAGAAAAGGCGGACAAATGTAGATTTGTTTTACATACGGAATTAGTTACAGATCATGGTACAGATTTAGGTGCTGTAGCTGAATATCTTTTTGGAGAAAAATATGAAAAAAATATAGTGTTTTCTCATCAAAAATTATCAAGGACACAGTTAAATTGGTTATATAACATAGCAGACCTTCAAATTTTAATTACATCTAATGAAGGGTGGGGTTTAACAGTTACTGAAGCAATGCTAACAGGTACTCCTGTAATTGCTAATGTAACAGGTGGAATGCAAGACCAAATGAGATTTGTAGATGAAAATGGTAAATGGTTTACACCAAGTGCTGATGTACCTTCAAATCATAGAGGTACTTACAAAGAACATGGTGAATGGATGTTCCCAGTTTACCCAACATCAAGATCAGTTCAAGGTTCGCCACAAACACCCTATATTTTTGATGATAGATGTTCATGGGAAGATGTCTGTGATAGAATAAAAGAAATTTACGAATTAACAGATGAAGAGCGTAAAGCTAAAGGGTTAAAAGGTAGAGAATGGGCTTTAAGCGATGAAGCAGGTTTTACCGCTGAACATCAAGCACAAAGAGTAATGGAAGCATTTGAGGAGTTATTCTCAGTTTGGGAACCAAGAGAGGATTTTGAAATAGTAAATGCGACAGAATATAAAGGAAGATTTTTAAACCACAAAATTACATATTAATGAATAAACCAAGTTTTATAATTAGCGCTCCAATAGATACATATAGTGGTTACGGTGCTAGAGCAAGAGATATAGTTAAATCTATAATAGAATTAGATAAATATGATGTTAAAGTTATGCCCCAAAGGTGGGGTGATACTCCATCCGGGTTTTTAGATAGTCATGATAAATGGAAATTTTTACAACCCCTATGTATCCAAACCCTCACATCTAAACCAGATATTTGGATGCAAATTACAATCCCAAGCGAATTTCAAGCTATAGGTAATTACAATATTGGTTGTACCGCGGGGATTGAAAGTACGGGTTGTGCCTCACCTTGGATTGAAGGTCTAAATAGAATGGACCTTAATCTAGTCTCCTCAGAACATAGTAAAAAAGTATTTAAAGATATTAAATTTGAGCAGAAGGATAAACAAACAAACCAAGTTGTTAATATAATTAAATTAGAAAAACCAATCGAAGTAATTTTTGAAGGGGTTGATTTAGATACTTATTTTTATAAGGAACCAAAAGAGGTAAATATAAATTTAGATAAAATTAAAGAATCCTTTTGTTATTTATTTGTAGGACATTGGTTAGGTGGAAGCTTTGGTCATGACAGAAAGAATATTGGTGTATTAGTAAAAAATTTCTTTGAAGCATTTAAGGGTCAAAAATCACAACCTGCTTTAATATTAAAATCATGTATTGGAAGAAATAGCTATTTAAGTAGAGAAGAACTACTTCAAAAAATTAAAGTTATAAAAAAATCATACCCTAAAGGTACTAAATTACCTAATGTTTACATTTTTAATGGTAACTTATCTGATGAACAAATAAATGATTTATATAACCATCCAAAAGTAAAATCCATGGTTAGTTTTACCAAAGGTGAGGGTTATGGTAGACCTTTAGCTGAATTTGGTTTAAGTAAGAAACCCATTATAGCATCAGGTTGGTCAGGTCATGTTGATTTTTTAACACAGGGTAATTGTATTTTATTACCTGGTGATTTAGAACCGGTTCATGAAAGTGCTGCTAACCAATGGTTATTAAAAGAAACACAATGGTTTAAAGTTAATGATATTGCCTCAATTAAGGCACTTAAAGATGTTTATTCTAATTATAAAAAATACACAGTAGGTGCGAAAAAACATGGGCACCATATTAAAACTAATTTTTCATTTGGTGCTATGAAAGAATTACTTGGAGAGGTATTGGAAAAGAATATACCTTTTATCCCCTCAAAAGTACAATTAGTATTACCAAAATTAAAAACACCAAAACTATAAATATGGCACAACACGATGAAATAATACAATGTCCTAAATCAGGCGGCGATTTATGTTATAAGATTGAAGTAAGCAAAGATATAACGCAATATATGAGTTTATCATGTGGTTTCATGACAAATACACTAATGAAAGCTGGAACTGATTTCTACAACGAACAGATGGTTCTACTTCCTGAACTATATAAAGATTTAGCTTGGCTAGATGTTGATACTGAATTAATATGGTTACCCAACAACATAAATGTCCCTGAATTAGGGATGGTATATGCTTCAGGTGCTAATATAGAAGAATGGAAATGGGCAGCAGTAAAAGCAAAAGAATTAGACGAAGAAGTTACTAATAAAGATGGTTCAATATCATCATACAAACCAGATATGTCTACAGTAAAATATTTTAAAGAGCGTGACTATATAGATGCTCTTTCGTATATTGGGGCATTACCAAGTTAAATTATATGAAAATAAGTTATGCAATAACAGTATGTGATGAGTTTCTTGAAATACAGAGACTCCTCTCATTATTGTTAAATAATAAAAGAAGACAAGATGAAATCGTAGTACTAGTTGATTTATCTAAAAATAAACCAACATCTGAATTACTAAGATATCTTCATGAACTAAGCTCAGAAGATTATATTACTTTAATTGAAGATAATTTCAATAGACATTTTGCGGATTGGAAAAATAGGCTAACTCTGGCATGTAAAGGTGACTACATATTCCAGATTGATGCTGATGAGTTACCAAACCTTTCATTAATTGAAAATCTTCCCATTATACTAGAATCAAACCCAGATAATGAGGTATATTTAGTTCCTAGAGTGAATACTGTAGAAGGTTTAACTGATAAACACATTCAAATGTGGAGGTGGAATGTAAATGATAAGGGATGGGTTAATTGGCCTGATTATCAATGGAGAATTTGGAAGAACAAACCAGAGATTAAATGGAAAAACAAAGTTCATGAAGTATTAGAGGGTCATAAATCATATGCGGCCTTACCTACTCAAGAAGAATTAGCTTTATATCACCCTAAAGATATTAAACGTCAAGAAAAACAAAACAAATATTACGATACATTATAAAATAAAAATTTCGCTATGGTATACGATTTAGAAAAAAAGGTTAATGAACTACACAATACAAATTCTGATATTAATGAACATTTTCCCGCTATAATCAAGTATGGTAGTGAATGCGACCATATAACCGAAATGGGAGTAAGAGGTATATGTTCTACTTGGGCTTGGTTAGCTTGTAATCCTAAGGATGGGTTATTTTCTTATGATTTATATGACCCCTCAAAATGGAGAGGTGATTTACAATCAGTTATAGATACAGCGAAAGCATATGATATTAAATTTTCATTTACCGAAGCAGATGTAACCAAAATTGAAATTGAGTCTACCGATCTATTATTTATAGATACTTGGCATTGTTATGACCAATTAAAATTAGAATTATCAATTCATTCAAATAAAGTTAAAAAATACATTTGTTTTCATGATACAACTACTTATGCTCATACAAACGAACCCCTTACATCAGACCATAATTGGGAAGATAATACAACTCAAGGAAAAGGTGTTTGGGATGCCGTTACTGAATTTCTATTAGAAAATGATAAGGTTTGGGAGTTAGTTGAAAGGTTTGAAAATAATAATGGTTTTACAGTTATAAAACGTAAATGAGAATAATATATAGAATATCAGATGTGGGTTATAGTAAAGTAAAACCTGATTATATCAACAATGAAAATTGTTTAGCAAATGCCTCTAAAGAGTTTGACGATTCTATTTGGAGTGTTATAGCAGATAATATATCATCAGATACTAATGATATGATTCAAAAGTATTTAACACGTAATTGTATCTTATATGTTGAGAAAGGTAATGGGGCTGCAACATTTAATCTAGCATTAGATGAAGCTTTAACATATGACGATGATGAAATTGTTTACTTTATAGAAAATGATTATCTTCATAAGCCGGGGTCTCAAAAAATAATTCAAGAAGCATTTGAATTAGGAGCATCATTTGTATCACTATATGACCACCCAGATAAGTATATTGGACCAGAACAAGGTGGTAACCCATACTGTAAAGGTGGTGCTGAAGATACTAGGGTATATAAGACAGATTCCGTACATTGGAAGATAACAAATAGTACAACTATGACATTTGCTGCTAAAGTTAGTACATTAAAAGAAAATGAAGACATACTTAGAAAACATACATCAGGAACACACCCAAATGATTTTCAAATGTTTTTAGAATTACGAGAACAAAATAAATTATTAATAACACCCATACCAGGTTATTCAACTCACGGAGAAACAGCTTGGTTAACACCTTTTACAAAATGGCAATTAGTATAATTATACCAACTTATAGAAGCCCAGAACATCTGGACTTATGTTTAAAATCTTGTATTGAACAACAATCTAATGCTAATGAGATAATCGTTGTAGTAGATGGTTTTTACGATGAAAGTAAAGAGATATTAGACAAATATGAAGATAGAGTTAATATATTAGATTTAGGTGAAAACCAAGGTATGCAAATGGCACTTAATTATGGTGTAATGAATGCTACTAATGAAAAAATATTTATTGTAAATGATGATAATGTTTTCTGTAAAGACTTCGATGTAGAAATTGAAGAGTACTTACAAGAAAGACACGTACTAACTTTAAACCAAATAGAACCAGAAGGACCAGGTATATTTAATTTTCCAGTCAAAGACTTTGGACGTAACCCAAAAGATTTTAAATATAATGAATTTATTAAATATGAACCTTCAATTAGAAAAGATAAATTAACCCTTGATGGTGGTATTTTTCCTTTTGCAATGTATAAAAAATATTATTTAGCAGCAGGTGGGTTTGATACTATATATAAATCTCCATTTATTTGTGATTGGGATTTCTTTTTAAAGCTAGAACTAATAGGTTTAACATTCCTAAGAACAAGTAATGCACACTTATACCATTTTGGATCATCAGCAACTAAGAATGGTAAAGATGGAATTAAATTTAAGGAATCGGAACAACCAGCAGCTAATATATTCATGTATAAATGGGGTATACCACCTCAATTATTTGAAAATAATTCACACAACCCTAAAAACAATAAAATAATAAAAGGTATAAAATATGACTAAGCACACTAAAAAAGTATGGTACGCACCATATAAATTTGAATCGTATGGGCAAGAAGAAATTGATGCCGTAACAGAATGTTTAAAAGCAGGCTGGTTAGGAGGACAAGGTCCAAAATCTGTCGAATTTGAAAAAGCAATAGCTAAAAGATTCGGTAAGAAGTTTGGTGTATTTGTAAATAGTGGTTCATCTGCTTGTTTATTAGCAATAGCAGGTTTGAATTTAAAAAAAGGCACACATATTATAACTCCTGCGTGTACTTTTGCAACTACATTAGCTCCCATTATACAATTAGGGTATAAACCTGTATTTGTAGATGTTGGGTTAACTGACTATGTTGCCGATATAGACCAGGTATTAGCCGCCGTAACCAAAGAAACATCAGCACTTATGTTACCTAATCTTATTGGTAATAAACCTGATTGGGCTAAATTAAAAGCAGGTCTTATTGCTATGGGTAGAGAAGATATATTCCTTATAGAAGACTCTGCTGATACAATTACAGAAACTCAAATCACAGATGTTTCAACTACTAGCTTTTATGCTTCCCATGTTATTACAGCTGGTGGTGTAGGAGGAATGGTAATGTTTAATGATGAAAAACACGTAACTAAAGCTTTACAATATAGAGATTGGGGTAGGTTAGGTAATGACTCTGAAATAATGGATGATAGGTTTAATCATACTGTAGATGGAATACCATATGACCATAAATTTTTATATAGTGTATTAGGTTATCATATGAAAGCATGTGAAATGAATGCGGCCTTTGGTTTAGTTCAATTAAACCGCTTTGAAAAATTTTCTAAAATTAGAAGAGCAAATTTTGAAAGATACTTAGAAAACTTACAGGGAGTAGGAGACTTAATATTACCTGATGATTCGATAGAACCTAATTGGTTAGCAATTCCATTTCAAACTGAAAAACGTTTTGAATTATTAACTTTTCTAGAGGATAATGATATTCAAACAAGAGTCACATTTGCAGGTAACGTAACTAGACATCCTGTCTATAGAGAGTATTTACAAGACTTTGAAAATTCGGACCTTATTATGAAGAATGGATTTTTATTAGGAGCACATCACGGTTTAACACTTGAGGATGTTGATTATGTTTGTGATAAAATTAAAGAATTTTTTAATCAATAATGACTGATTTACAATCTTCAACTAAAAAAATAGGAGAGGTAGTTACTCAAATTATCCACTTTAAAGGTGGGGAAAAAAGAACATTTGAAAATGTACTTACCTCTACTATTAAACAAGGTCAATTTACTAAGTTAGAAACAACAGATGGTAGGTTGATTATGGTTAATGATAAGAATGTTTTATGTATAGAAATATTTAAACAATGAAAGTATTAATTTTAGGAGATGGTTTATTAGGGTCTGAACTACATACTCAAACAGGTTGGGACGTAGCATCTAGAAAACTAGGAAATTTAAACATAGATAATCATAAAGGTCTAGATAAATTAATAAAGAAATATGATATAGTTGTAAATTGTGTAGCACACACACAATCATATTCATTAAACCAGAATATACATAGAGATATAAATTATAGATTTGCTGCGGGTGTTTCAAATATATGTAATAACAGAAGTACCAAACTAGTTCATATTTCAACTGAATTCGTATATGCTAAAAATTTAAAACCTCCAACTGAAGAAGACATCCCTCTTCCTGATGGTACTTGGTATGCTTATACAAAATTATTAGCTGATGAATTTATTCAACTAACTAACCTTAACTATTTAATTTGTAGGGGATTACATAAACCACATCCCTTCCCACATAAAGAAGTATGGGATGTAAGAACAAGTGGGGATATTGTACAAAAAATGGCAAGTATAATAATAAAACTAATTAATAAAAAGGCTAATGGTGTATTTAATATAGGAACAGGTGATAAATACTTGGCTGATATAGCCCCTTATAGTACATTAATACCAGCACCATCGCATGTTCCTTGGGACACTAGAATGGATTTAACCAAATTAAATAATTTTTTAAAAAATGAGTAAAAAAGTATTAATAACAGGAGTAGCAGGACTACTTGGTTCACGATTAGCGGATTGGATTTTAGAAAACAAACCAGAATATAAGGTAGTAGGTATAGATGATTTGAGCGGTGGATTTGAAGAAAATATCAATCCTAAAGTTGATTTCTGGCAAATGGACTTAGTAAACCATCCAATTGAAAATTGCTTTGAAGTAAATAAATTTGATTATGTATTCCATTTTGCTGCTTATGCTGCTGAAGGTTTATCACCATTTATACGTACTTTTAACTATGATAACAATTTAAAAGTTACAGCCCGCATAGTCAACGAATGCATAAAACACGACGTTAAAAGATTGGTATTTACATCAACTTTAGCAGTATATGGTCATGGTGAGGGAGGTATATTCAATGAAGACCAACAACAAGCACCTATTGACCCTTACGGAGTAGCTAAATATGCCTGTGAAATGGATATTCAAATTGCTAATGAACAACATGGGTTAGATTATTGTATAATTAGACCACACAATGTATATGGTATTAAACAAAATATTTGGGATAAATACAGAAATGTATTAGGTATATGGATGTATCAACATTTAAATGGAATGGATATGACTATTTTTGGAGACGGAAAACAAACTAGAGCATTTAGTTATATTGATGATATACTAGAACCCCTGTGGAAGGCAGCAGTAAGACCAGAGGCAAGTAAAGAAACCATTAATCTAGGGGGGGTATCTGAACATTCAATTGGACATGCTGCCCAAATATTACAAAGTGTAATTGGTGGTGGTGATGTAACATATAAGGAAGCAAGACATGAAGTTAAACATTCAATTCCAACATATCAAAAATCAATTGATATATTAGGATTTGAACATAAAACATCACTAAAAGCGGGTTTAACCGAAATGTGGGAGTGGGCTCAAAAACAACCTATGAGAGAACGTTTCGTGTGGTCTGAGTATGAATTAGAAAAAGGTATTTACTCATTTTGGAAAAATTAATAATATGGATATTGGAATTATAGGACAAGGATTTGTTGGTAACGCGGTTTACCAAAAGTTTAAAAAATATTACAATGTAAAAACATATGACCTCCAATCTATGTTATCAAATGCAACTGAACAGGAAGTATTAGATAATGATGTTGTATTTATTTGTTTACCAACACCAATGAATAAAGATGGTAGTTGCTATATAGATATAGTTGAGGCCGCTATTAAACGTGTATTTGAATTTGGAGTTGCTAAGACAGTAATTATTAAATCGACTGTACCCCCAGGTACTACATCTAAATGGAATGAACAATTCCCATCACTTGATGTAATATTCAACCCCGAATTTTTAACTGAAGCAAATGCGGTAAGTGATTATGAAAATCAAACACGTATTATATTAGGGGGGCCTAGAAAATCAACCACTAAATTAAAACCAATATTTAAAAAAGCATTTCCTAATGCTGATATCATCAAAACTGATTCAACTTATGCTGAAATGGTTAAGTATGTTACTAATTCATTTTTAGCAACTAAAGTATCATTTGCGAATGAAATGTACCAAATATGTGGGGGATTAGATGTTGATTATGATAAAGTAATAGAGTATGCTACGTATGATGAACGATTAGGTAAATCTCATTGGTCAGTACCCGGTCCCGATGGTGATTTTGGGTATGGAGGGCATTGTTTTCCAAAAGATGTTAAAGCATTAATTTCTGTAGCAGAGGGGTTAAATATATTTCCTGAAATGTTATTATCAACCGATACTAAAAATACAGAGGTACGTACTAATAAAGATTGGGAAAAAATGAAAGGTAGAGCTATTATATAATGTTAGGCTACACCAATAATATTACGTATATTCCCATAAACGAAATAAAAAATATGAATCTAAAAATGATACCTTGCAGCAATTGTAAGAAAGATATGCCTGAATTAAGGTTAACGCAATATAAATATACGTTTTGTGTTAAATGTTCAGAAACAGGAATGGGGAGTGAAGTTAAAAAAGCGATTACTGTACTAAAAGGTGAAGGAGACCATACTTGGGTTGAAACTATCATAATGTCAGACTCCGACTACAATTCGTACTTAAGTGAAAAGGAAGAGGATGTTAAAAGGTCAAATAAAAATAAAGTGGATATAGAAGATGATAAAAATATACAAGGTCCCTTTAAAATTATCAATGCTAAAGAGAAATAATGGCTAAAGCTAAACCCTTAACTAAGGAACAAATGGTTGCCGCTCAATCGAAAACACTTTCGAATATGGCGGCGGCACGTTACTTACATGTTTCATATCAACATTATAAAAAATGGGCTAAGCTATATAAAATATTTGAATCTCATAAAAACCAAGCAGGTGTAGGTGTACCTAAATTTTTAAAAGGTTCTAAGAAAATGCCCCACATGATTGAAATAATTGAAGGTAGAATAGCTGCTTCACATTTTGATCCTAATAAACTTAAATATGCCCTTATAGAACAAGGGTATATGGATGAACAATGTGGTATATGTAAATTTAAAGAAAGACGAGTATTAGACTATAAAGTACCATTACTATTACATTTTAAAGATAAAAACAGCAATAACTATAGCTTGACCAATGTCCAGTTATTATGTTATAACCACTATTTCTTACAAGTAGGGGATATATTTAATAAAAAGGATGAACAACAAATAGAATCTCAACAAGAACATTATGGTACAAGCGAAACCATTAATTTTGAAGTAGATGATTATCACTTACAACGTTTAAAGGAATTGGGATTAGATGGTGATGAAATAGACGATACAGAACAATATATAAGTAGAGTATAAATGGAAGACTGGGGTTGGGCAGATTTAAAAATTGTACTCCCATTCATCTCGTTTAACGCAAGATGGGTGCCGGAAGAAGTACAGACTGGGTTTATAGAAGATGATATAAAAATAACAAATGAAAAATAAAAAACATAAAGAATTGATGGATGACTACGACATCCAAAAATCAAAGCATTTAGAAAGATTAGCAACTAAAACCTTAAAGGCTGATGAGAAATACCAAAAATTAAAAGGTAAACCCTTAAAAGGTGATTTCTTAGATAATTTTTAAAATAATACATTAAAAACTAGGATACCCAATATAGATTTCGTATATTCACGTCTAAATAAATATATAATATGGAGAACCAACCTTACTTAGAATTTGATGGAGATGACACTAAATTAGACTTTAAACATCATCTAGAATTTAAATCATCAGAAGAAATGAATATTATGTTTGCTGATGATAACCAACATCTATCAAATTTAATAGTAGATATAGCATTAGAAAATCTAGATACTACTATAAAAGAAATCCCAGTAGTTTCTATTGTGACATTAGAAGATGATTTAGTATATGAGATTATGATAGATCGTATAGATATGGTTGAAACGTTAGAACAAAACCTCGAGTTAATGGAGGATTTTGAAGATTATGGACGTTGTCAAAAAATAACAGATGCACTTTTTTACCTAAATAATAAATAAAAGTTATGAGAATATTAATTATATTAATGTCTTTAAGCTTATTATCATTTAACACAAAGACTACTTCAAATAAGGTTCACGCTACAGTATATAATGCCGTCCCAGAGCAAACTAACTCAGACCCAGGCCATACAGCATTTATGTTTGAGCTAGATTTAAGTAATCCCTATAAACATAGAATTATTGCAGTTAGTAGAGACCTTTTAAAAAAATACCCGAAGGGTACAAAAGTATGTGTTTCTGGAACATCTTATGATGGTATTTATGTAGTAATGGATAAAATGAATAAAAGGTATACAAATAGAATAGATTTATTAATAAACATAGATATGCAGATAGGTAATTGGCCTAACGCAATAATAACAAAAGAGTATTAAAAATTAAAATAAAGGTTATGATAGAATTAACAAATTTTATAGAAGCAATGCGTGCTACAAGTAGTGCTACTGAAAAAATACAAATTATTAAGAATGCTGATAGACATATTCATACTATATTAGAATATTGTTATAACCCATTTAAACAATATCATGTTACTAGTAAAACGTGTATTAAAAATAAAGATAAGATTACTAAAAGTAATTATAGTTTATTTGAGTTACTAGATAAATTAATTAGTAGAGAATATACAGGGCATGAATCTATAGGTTTAATAAATGGTTTAGCTGAGGGTCAATTTGACCCCTATATCTACAAAATGATAGATAAAGATTTAGGACTCAGAGTTGGTGATTCAATAATCAATAAAGCAGTACCAGGTCTTATACCTACATTTAAAGTTGCATTAGCAAAAGAATATGATGATAAATGTGATTGGAATGATGGGTGGTATGCTTCAAGAAAATTAGATGGTGTTAGATGTTTAGCCGTTGTTAATTATGAAGGTGAATGTA